GAACGCTGCCGCCGCCATAGCGCCCAGGGCAAAACCTACCGCAATAATCCGCTTCAGCATCGCCATTCTCCATTGGGCTCATGGCCCGGTTTAACCTAACATCGTATCGCACTGAGTTCAATTGGCATTTACGGAGTCTTTCCACCCAAGCGCATAGATCGTGCAAGTCGCTGTCGAGGTGATGCCAAAATAGTTAATCGTCGACCCCTCAAGCACAAAGTTGAAGTACGAATCCGCGACTTGAATACCAAGAGGGTTCATCGACAGACCGGAAGCGTAGATACTCGAGCTGTAATTGCCATTGGGACTTGCCGCACAAGCTCCCGAGCCGCCGCCAGTCTGTGCGAGATTGACAAACCCGGTGATCTTGGAAGCCTTTGGCGGCACCCATACGTTTGTAACCGTGATACTGCCACCTGTACCTGTCGCCATCACCAAGGCTGACTGAATGGTATTGGTGGCTGAAGTGACAACCCACTGGCCCTCGTTGCCCCTAAGCTGCTGACGGTAAAAATTAGTGCTGCCATCCGTCTTCATGGCCCCTAAACGGCAACTGTATTGATAGCCAGAAGGGGCACTTAATGCGCCCGAGACGGCAAAGCCGCCCGTCGTGGTACCGTCGGAGATGATGTAAATGTCGTACCAGGCGTTCAGTGTACGAGACGCCTGAATACCGTTAACCACGCCCACGTTGGTCGTGTTGATCGTCCCTGATAAATTATTGACCGTAAAAGATGCCCCGCCCGCACTGGTAAGAACGACCGAATCGGCGGAGTAATCTATGTTGGTGTTGGGCGTTCCGGCGTTATTACCTGCGCTCCAGTTGGTTGCACCGCACAAAGGCGTACCCTGTACAGGTGCTGAACCGGAAGCGCGGGTATAACTCCAGACCTGCCAGTTGCCCGAGCCAAGATATTGGGCGATGGCCGTATCATTAGCCGCTACGATGATGTTGCCGGCGCCGGGCAATATCATCGACGTAGCGTTGTAAGTGATCGTCGGCGTACCGCTGAAGGTCAAAAAATAAAATGGATAGGCGGTCGAGGCGGACGAGCCAAAAGACGTAATGCCGGTGTTGCCGCTGATCGTTATATTGTGCGTTGCAGCAGTGCCAAGGTCCGTTGTTGACGCCGCTGTCAGGCTGGTAGCAGTGCCAAGGATACCAAGATTGCTGGTCAGCAGCTCGTACTGCGTACCGTCATACCAAATCGTAACCGCGTTGCCCGCCGTGATCTCGCCACCAGTTAGCGGCACCGGGCCAGAAGGCGACGGGTAATAGACGTTCAACAACCCCGTGCCGTTGGCATTGACCTGCAAAGGCCCGGTATTGGTAAACCCGGCGATGAAAGTAATGTGCTTGCCGAGGGTTAGGTTGAAACCCGTAGGTGACGTTGCGACAAGCTGGGCATTAGCCGAACCGGTCGACGTGCTGCCGGTATACCCGGAAGAGCCTCCAAACACGGGGTTAAGAGGCGTCGTTAAGCCAGTAAGAGCCGTGATATCGGAATTGACGCCATTTTTTGCTGCGTTGCTGTTGGTATTGCTAACGATCTGGTTGAAGTCCGCCATGACCTGCGAAGCATCAGCCGTCGTTCCGTTCTGCAACTGAAACGGAAGGGTGTTGATGATCTGCGCCGAAGCGGGCGTAACCCACAACAGGAAAACAAACGCCAGTGCCCTATGCAGCTTCATTGACCAGATATCCCAGCGGTGAGTAACGGAAATACAGCTTACCAATCTTTATGGCTTGCGCACAGGCACCATTGACCTGAAAGTACATCTGATCGGTGACGATCGGCTTGGTGAAATTCACCTTGCGCGGTGCCATATGGCTTGCGGCCGAGCCCCACGTTGCCGATCCCCATGTAAACGAGCCCCAGACCGCTCCTGAAGCAAGTGCCGATATGACAGATGTTGAGTCGAGCACGGTAAATTGCGGATCGAGAACGTTGATCGGATACGACACTCCTGAAACAAGCGCCATATCGACAGTAGCCTCGGAGATATAGTTTTCCGCTATGCGCCCCGTATTCGGTAAAAGAGACGTGGTGAAAACAAAAGACATTTGCACGCCGTTTTCAACAAACGTGCTTGTTGCCGATTGCACAGCGTCACTCTGGAAAAGCTTTGAAATCACTCCATGCGGAGCCATAATAAACGTATTAGTGTAAGGCTGGATCAGCGAAGCCGGGAAAGTATGCGGCCCCGACCAGCGACTACGCCCCATGTCGTACCAGTATTCCTCAAACGGATTGCCGGGGTCGCTGCCATCCTGTGTTGAGATACGCACAACACTGAGATTACAGGCCGCTGCCACGCGAGAAGGCACGACAGAAAATTGAAACGGCATGGTCATGCCCATGCCTTCAATCCCGATCGGATCGCTGACCACGGCGTTGAAGTCTATCAGGCGCATTCCGTCAGGGGCCATGAACATAAGGCCCTTCGGCGTCGAGCATATCGAGTTGGGCGCCAAGGTACCGGTCGCGATATTGAGCGCATTGCGCGTCAGTGGACTGTTGGTCAGCGCAGCATCACCAGTCACCTGGTACATGTTGCTGGTACCCTTGAAAACAATAAGGGCCTGAATAACGCCACCTAACTGATTGCTAAGAGGCAATGCCCCGAGAGCCGTCAAGGGCACGTTATCGTCAAACGTAAGGATGTGGGTTGGGTCTGTAATCGTAAGCGGGTCGAGCACATCGGAAAAATATGCTCCCGGTTGTCCGGTCGACGGGTTGACTAGATACCACGCACGTTGATTGAATTGTTTCACTGCCACTGGCACTGCAGCAAGTGCCGTCGTCGCAGTATTTCCCGAACTCCATACCGGAGCTGTCGGGTCACTGATATCGAGAATACCGAAATAACCGTTCAGCGTATTGAAGCCGGGGTGAGTGATAATCAGTTTGGTGCCGATCACATCTGCAGTTGGAGGTGTCCATGCGCCGCTCGTATTCGGACTGATCGGCAAGTTATTGGCTGTTTCCCCCGTAATAGGGTCAAACATCCCATTGACTAGGTTGTAAGAAAACGGAACGTCCTTACCGGGATAAACGCTTGTGCTGGCGATCATGCCGTAAGCGCGATTGCCCACGACTTTAAGGCACGAAATAAAGGCGCCAGGGCCTGTTAACCCCAGGGCAAACGCGCTACTAAAAGCGTTAGAAAATTGACCGCCCGTCAAAGAAAAATCCACAAGCTGCTGCGCTGCCGGCCGGCATTGCCACACGTCCTTAGTCGACACGTCGGGAATAAGATTCTGTAGCGTAAGCATCGCACCGGGAAATACGGGCGTACTGTCCACGCAATTGGAAAGTGATTTGGGAAACCACGATACCGGGACGGCATTGCGAACGGTCATTTACCATCCCACAATCTTGGTGTTTGGAAGGTTCAATCTCGACGGCCCGAATCGTCTGCGATCCAGTTGGACAGTATTCACTCTCCCTTCGGGATCGTCTTTCAGTTCAAGATATTTCCGCAGGATACCCTCGGCCCCGGACGGACTATCGCCAAGATACGAAATATAACGATCATCATTGGTCAGTTGCATCAACTGCCCAGCGAGCCGTGTGAGAAGATACTGCTGATTGGGAAACCAAGGGACGGTCGTACTCGTCTCCGGTGTCGCGATATCGTCCATCTTCGAGTAGTATTTCACCGTATACGGATACGCTCCGCTTGCCGGCATCCACACGTACATCAGCGGCGGCGTTACCGATACGTCGACCCAAAAATTTGTCGGATAGTTGTTGAGGCCGGGTGACTGCACAAGCGCGTCAAATTCATCTTCCTCTACGTTAATCATAACGTAGCGAACGCCTTGAATGTAGTAGATGATCTCGTTGTTCTTGGCGCGAAGATAGTCAGACGGCATGACATTCGGGCCGCAACCGGGACCATACTGGTTGCCCGGTCCTGACACCCCGGAAGTGACGAAGGTAGAAGAAAACACCTTCTTCGTCACTTCAAAGTCATACGTCTGGTAGAGATCTTGAAGAATGGCGTTGAGAAACTGGCCAGCCTGAGATGTATACGCGGGGCACTTCGCCGTTTGCGTAGCGAGCGTTACGATCTGGGCTGCGGTAAGCGGCATCTCATTCGTAAGCCTTCTGCAGCTCCTCCAGTTCCCTGATCTCGCTCTTGACCTTTTCGATCCGCTCTTTCAACGCTTTCAACGAGCCACGTTGATTTTCGATATTCGTCTTCTGCTGGCCAGCAAGCTTGAATGGTCCTCGGCGGCTCGTGTCCCATTCATTCTGATAGGCTTGCTCGAGATTGGCAACCATCTCTGCCTGATTTTTGTAAGTCGCTTCGTCACGTTCCAGCGTGATCTTCAGTCCTTTGAGAAGATAAAATTCTTCGCGGCGGTCCATGATCTCACAGACCTCCGAGAATTTTTTGTACAGCTCCTTTGTATCGGTATCGAGCGGGAAATGCGTCTGGAAGACGACACTCCTGCTCTGGTTAAACTTGCCTTCGATCGAAATTCCAAGCAGAGGCACTTTAACGGCAGGAGTCTCTTCAGGCATTCAATCCTCGCTAAGCGGTTTTGCCGGACAATACCGGTTGGCGAGGTTTGTAGAAGTTGTGTGCTTTGCCGTCAATCTCTTCCTGGTGACGCCAGCCACGAGCGATCATTTCGAGAATGGATCGTGCCTGCCGTTCACCGACTGTGATCGTCTGCCCATGCCGATAAATAATTCCGTCGATCCGCAGCTCCGACGCCCCCTCATACATGTCGAGCGTCAACGTCACCATAGGCTCGTCAGGTATCGGCGCTGGTCCCTTGATAACCGGGGCGCCCTCATCGCTGATACCCAATTCGGCCTCGGCAATCAGCCGTGCCTGCTTAGCCATCGCGTTCTTACGCGCGGTCGACAAAATATTAGGATCAATATCTTTCGGGTCAATCGGTTTACGAGGTCTAGCCATCAGGAGTGTGCCCATGAAGTTGTTGCGCTTGGCGATGAACCGCCGGCGATGGCGTTAGCCGACACCAGTATCGGCCAACCGTTTGCGTCGACACCTACCCAGTCTCCGGGGAGAACCTGCAGCAAGCCTCGATTAGGAATAAAAAGTTGCCCCTGCGTTGTGAACGCGCCGGGCCAAGTCGGCTTGGCTGACGGGGCAGAGTTTGCAAGGGCACCAGTCGCGGGGGACTGATCGTCAAGGATTTCCACAACAAGAGTTGCAAGATCTGCTACTGTCATGCCGTGAAGAAACTGGATAGCAGACAACGTGCTCGTCGTCTTGGTACCCAAGGTTTTCAGAGCCACCGGGTTACTCCTTAGCCGAAGGACGTGCTGAAGTTCGAGGTTGACTCGATACGCCCGAAGAATTGCTGGTTTTCAATGAGCGTGCCGTAGAACACCTTCCAGCCGACCACGCGCAACTGATTGAGCGGATCCGACTTATCGGCATTGAGCAGCAGGCTGATCTTCACCTCGTCGAGCGAGACTTGCCCGTAAGCACCGCGGCCGATAACGAATGTCGGGTAAACCGTCACTGTGCTCGTTGGCGCTGCAGGCGGCGTTTGCGCGGTTCCAATACCGGTAATGACGACGGAAGTGCTGGGCGGCAACTGGACCGCTTGACCGGCCAGTGGTCCCACAGTCGGACCTGATGCGCAAACACCCAGATTGGTCGGGGTGTTAGAGGTGCCAACGTAGATGTTGTAGGTAAAGCCTGTGGTCGCCGGCGTCGTAACGCTGATCGACCCGACATTCGAGCCGCTGTTCACCGTGATCGCGTTCGACACTTGCGCGACGTAACTCTCGTACTGGTTCTGCGTGTCGGACCCGGTAACGATGATGTAATAAGTTGTATCAGTCAGTGATCCGGCCGACCCACCAGCACCCTGCACTGCTGCATAACCGGTCCATGATGGGACCATGTTGGAGAAGCAGAAGCGCACACCGCCCCACTCACCCAGCTCGTAATTGTAGAGCCGGTTGAGATCACTGTAAGACCATGCGGTGACGATGGTAGAATTTTCCCGCATATCCTCGACCACGAGCGGGTGCATGATCGACACGTAATGCGGCATCATGCGCGGGTTGGCTGAAGCGCGAGCGCCGCCGGCGTCAGCCTTGAGTTTGGTGTCGGTCTGCTCATCACCCATGTACCGCGGCGCACCGAGCGTAAACAGGGCGCCAACCATGCGGTTGACTTCATGCGGATTGAGCACGTCACCAGCCACAAGAGAAGCGCGAGAACCGCGGCTGTTGACGTAGTTGACCTGCGTGCCGGCCATCAAGTTGTTGAACGTATTGCGATCGAGCGTCTCACCGATCTGCAGGCCGATGAGCTCCTGGGCCTTGGTCACAAGCGGATGCTTGATGGTGAGTTCGGCCACATCGGTAATGGTAACTTTGTCGCCCCATTGCTGGGCGGTGGCACTGACCGTGCCGATCGTCATTGTCTCGCCAATTGGCGGAACACCTTCGGACAATGGCGCAAAAGGAAGAGGAATACGATTGTAGCGAACCGCGGTGTAGGTGGTACCGCGCCCTTTGGGAAGAGTAAGGGGATCACCGAATTGGTAGGCGACCAGTTGCCTGCGAGCGAGAGGGAGGGTTTTGTCAGCGATAAAATTTTCAATATCGCTGGAAAATTGGGAAGCTACGTTTGTGCCAGCCATCGCTCGCTCCTCTGCGGCGAGGCCGGATTAGCCTCGCCTAAAATGTGACGTTCGCCAACTTGTCTTCGAGTGATTGTTCGCCTCGCTTGTTAGGCTGGCTATCCCCTTTGGAATTGCCGCCTCTCACCGTTTGACGTTCAATCCTTCGTTGCCCTTCACCTTGCTGCTTGCGTTTAGCAGCACCGCCTTTGGCCCGAACTTCTTTCCCCACAAGGAACGTTAGAAGTGCTTCACGGGTTACGTTCTGGCCTTTGGACCGAATAGAAACCAATTCCGACTCGACTGCATCTGCGTATCTTTTCGCCAGCGGGTCGCTCGCACACAAGGCAGCAAATGCAGCTTTATCGGCCGTATCCTGCGTCTGGAACATAATAGCCTGCATATTCTGCTGGTTACGACGTTCCGCCTTGTCTAGCCGGTACTCCAACCTTTCTTCCGGGGTCATCAGCGCAAGACGTTGCGCTTCCTGTTCCGGTGTTTCCTGCGGCTGCGACTGTCGTTGTGCAGCCTTGAACTCATCCAGTTCTCTGCGAAGCCTAGCAGCTTCCTCACGAGCTTCCTTTGTCTCGTTTGAAAGTCGCTGAAACCTGTTCTCTGCACGGCTACGAGGACGTTCCTCGGCCGCAGCAGCTACTTCTTCTCCTTCGACTTCAGCTTGGGACCCATCACCTTCGGCGGCATCTTCACCGTCATCCCCGTCTTGACCTTGCTCAGATTGGGTGCCGGCATCCGCTTCGGTTTCATTCCCTTCATCCGGTGTCTCCAAAGTTTCAGTGTCTAGCTCTGCGTCTTCCTTCGGCATTTTCACTCCTCGGCGGCTAACGGTCGCCAGTCGGTTGGCCCCTTACGGGGGCAGGTCGGGTTGTGACTTACGGCCACAAGTCGATAAGCTAACAGTATTGGATAGTTAAAGTGAATTGTCAACGACACTACTTAAAGCTGCTGATCTTGCTCAGTTGCTCTGCGATCTTAGCAAGGGTCTGGTTGGCGGTTTCTTGTTTGGTTTCGCTGATGGCCAGTCGAGTATCCAGCTTGCTGAGTATTTCGTTTGTCTTCTGCTGGTAAGTAAAATACTCGTTGCGAATTTCTTCCCGCCGTTTGTCCGCGGTTTCACGATCCTTTTGCTCGGTTT